GACGGTGTCCTCGCCGAAAAAGAAAATCCAGTCGCTCTTGGCCTTGTTCCAGGCGTCGGAGGTGTTGGTGCGGCTGTTCCAGGTGGTGCTATCTGCGGCGCCACCCTTGGGAATGTTGGTCTGCTCTACAAATCGGCAGTTCTGGTAACGGCCGATCTCGCCGTTGACTACCCGGCGAAAGCCTGCCTGGGTGTACTGATACACACCCTCCAGGGCGTCCTTGAGCGGGCCAAAGGTTGTCGGCCATGCGAGCGCCATATAGTCGTCGCTCATGTAAGGCGGAATGTTCCGCTCTTTCATCACGTCGACCATGGCCCGCACATGGGTCTTCATGAATGCCACGTTGTTGGTGAGGGTCGCGGTCCCGTTGGTCGTCACTGTCAGCGCGGAGGTGCTGGTGCCGCCGGTCGGAACTGCTCGGAGCTTCGCGGAGTTGAACTCCTCGTGAGCTTCGATGTCGAAGAACTTTTTGGCGTCGTTCTTCAAGACCTTGTTGATAATTTCGGTGACGGGGTGCTCGGACAGATCGTCCAGCTTGCCGGTGTACGGCACTGAGTTGCCCGCTTCCGTGATGGTCAGGGTGCCCTGAATGATGGTGAAATTCGTCTTGGGCATCGTGTCGGTCTCGGTAAGCGTTCCGCCCTGCGTTGCGGCGTCCAGGTAGACGTTCCAGTGGAAAAGGTCACCCTTCGACTTTCCCTGCTGGCTCGCGTCCTTGACATCTGCGAACTGGCGGAACTTGCACTCTGGCTGAACGGCCATCCGGAGCTTTTTGGACAGATTGTCCGAATACATATACCCGCCAAGCGTGTTTGTTGCCCAAATTTGGCCTGGCATGAATCGAGCTCCTTTCCTTGTGGATGTTAGGCGACCTTGCCCTGTCGGTTGGCCTGCATTTCCGCGATAATGGCCTGCCGCTTTTCCTGCTGCGACCGGTTGTCCGGTTTTTCCCCGGCGTCGCGGTTGCCGGCGCCCGCACCTCTCGGGTGGTCGGTTTGCCGTTTACGTTCGTGCTTCCTGCTCTTGTCGGTGGGATTGCTTTTCGACCGGAGCCCGAGCCTTTCGACAATCGTTTTCCCCGCCTTTTCGTAGGTGGCCCAGCTGCTGGGGTCCATGCCGTCCTCTTGGATCAGACGGTCGACCTCCTCGCGGGCTGCCGCCAGCGGTAGTGGCATCCTTTGGGATTGCCCATTGATAACCACGGTCACGTTGCCAAATCGGGTGTCCTGTAAGTCTCCGAATCCGCCCTTGTCTGGCGGCGCTGTGAAGCGCTCGAGAATTTCCTCCCCGCGGAGCTGCTGCTTTGCCTCTCGGATAATCGCCTGGGTGTCCACGGTTCCCGCGGAGCCCGGCTGCCCGATGGCTGCCATCACCTCTTCGAGGGCCTCGGCCGCTTCTTCGGCGTCGCCGTAATTGATTTTATTGATCAGATCGAGCGTCTTGGCCCGATCCAGCTTGCCGGCGGCAGCTTTGCCACCGCCGGCGTTGCTCTCGTCACTGGCACCGTCGCCGGCGCCGGACTTCTCTTTCTCGGCCAGGGCCCGCTCTCGCTCGTCGAGCTCCTTCTGGCGCCTGGCCGCTTCCTGGAGGCGCTTATCTGCCGCCCGCTCTTTTTGCAGGGCTCGGATCCCGCCCGCCTTGTCGACTTCGGACTGCCGTACTTTTTCGACTTCGCCGTCCACCTTGATTTCGACCTCCGGGTCGTCATCCTCCCCATCGGTCTCTGATTTCCCTTCCGCGGTGTCCGTGCCCACGTCGTCAGCTTTGTCGCTATCGGACCCGCTCTCGTCGTCAGAGGGCTTCGCCTCGTCTTCCGCGGGAATGTCTACCCCGTCCTCGATCAGCTCCCGGCGTCGCCGGCTGGCGATAGCCTCTCGCAAATCAGCCTGGGGGTCGTGGTGCTCTACGGCCTCGTCTGCCTCGGCATTACCCGCGCCCGGCTGGGTGGCGGCGTCCTGGTCCACATCAATGTCGGTTGTTTCCGGGTATGGCATAATTTATTCCTCCTCCAAGCTGTCGTTGCTCTCGATGACGTCCAACGCGTTACGGTAGTCGTCCAAGAGCTCGTTAAAGAACCCGGGCACCGCTCCTGCCCGGTGAATTTCGTTTTGAAGTTTTCTGATTGCCTGGTGATCCTCCGGGTCTACCGTGACCAGCTCGGCCTTACACCGCTCCATGATCTGCTGGCAGCGCCCAAAAACGTACTGCCCCAGCTCTGATTTCCAGAACTGGTCGGCCAGTGCGCCCATTTCGATCTGTGCGTTGAGCTGGGCGTCAATCATCGGTCCCGGTCCTTTCCGGCTGGTTCAGCACTTCGATCCGTTTCATTTGCGCTTCGTGTGCGAGCTCTCTTGCCTGGCGCCGGTCTTCTCCCTGCTGTTCCATGCGCTCAAGCAGAATCTTGGTGTCGAGCTCGGCGCGTTTGTCTTTCAGTTGTTGGCTCACCTCCTGGAGTTGCTGCTGCAGCTGCTGGATCATCGCCTGGGCCTGCATGGCGATGTTATCCTCGCTAAAGTTGAAGAAGCGCCCGCCGTCCGGGAATCCAAGCCGGCCAAAGATCTCTTTCACCACCTCTTGAGGGTTCAGGCCCGGCAGCGGCTGCGCCAGGATCTCGGTCACCGCCCGCATGCCCTGGAGCACCAGGTTCAGCCGGGTGAGGGGGTCGGTGGCGCCCATGCCGACGTTCACGCGAAGCACCAGCTCCTGGTCGAGCGCTTCATCCAGGTTCACATCCATGTTGTATTTGACCATCTGCTTGGCCTTTTCACCGGCAATGGTGAGGATCCGCTGGTCGGTCTCGTACATCTGAATGAGCTTTAAGAGCTGCTTCAATACCGGCTGGGCCCAGGTCTCGGCAAAGGTGCGAATACCGTACTCGCGGACCAGGTTGGTCTCGCCGCGGAGCATGCTCATGCCGCCGACGGTCTCGTTCATTTGCCGGTTGCTCTGGATCGTGGAGCTCGAAAAGCTGCCGGCCACGTCGTCGAAGTCCAGATTTAAGCGGTCCTGCTCGGCATAGGCGCTGCTCGTGACGTCGTTCCACTCCAGAATCTTGATGTCGCCGTCCGGGTCGGTGGCCATGGTCACACTGCCGGCCACGTTTCGAACCAGGCTGGGTATGTCCACCTGACTGCCGCGCCGGGTGATGTATCGCTTATTTAGAACCAGCTTGACGTTGTCCAGGCGCTGGTTGACGTTCTCGTTGATTTCCTTTTGCACGTCGGCCGCGATGCCCACCACGCCGTTGGGATAAATCTTGTGCGCCTCGATGACCACGCACCCCATGACGATGGGCCGCTCGCCGTGAAAGTAGACCTCCTCGATGGGCTGCGGGTCGGTCAGCCGAAAGTCGTTGCCGAGCGTGTAGAAAACCAGATCCTCGCCGTCTTTTCGGAGGAAAATCTCGTGGACCCAGCAGATGTCGTAATCAAAGAGCTCCTTGCTGGTGTCCGGGTTGTCGAGTTTGTCCTGCCGGTTTTGCTCGCGCACTGAGCGGGTCGGGTCGTAAGACTGGCGCACGGCGCTCATTATTTCGCCGTCGGTCAGCTCGCGGTAACGCGGGTGCCCGGTCTTGGGGTCCGGCTTTTTCATCCTGGCTTTCAGGTCGGCAACGTACATCGGAACCAGGCGAATGACATACGGGCTCGAATTGATCGGGTCTCGCCAGTCGGCTGCCGGGTGGATCCGGATGTACTCCACCGGTAAGAGCGTGACGTCCGGCCGGTCCTCGATGACCCTGACGTCCTGCACCGTGGTCACCAGGGGCTTACCGTCTTCATCGACCATCGGCTGGCCGGCCTCATCCACCACCGGCGCCAGGGCCTGGCTGGCCATTTCCTGGTAGCACCAGCTCTGATAGCTGCACACCACGCCGACAACCTGGGCGTCCTGGTAGGCGCCCATGACCGTCAAAAACCAGGGGATGTCGTTTTCAAGGCGCATCTGCAGCACCTGTTTTGCCACCTCGGCGTTGACGACGTGCTGGTCGTTGTTGGCGTTGACCGGCTCAAGGCTCACGGCGTCCAGGTTGGAGAAAAACGCCGCCATGGCCGCGGCCTCGTTGTTTCGAACGGCTGCCCTGCTTTTTGGCCGAAACAGTTTGGAGCGGTATTTGTAGCTGGGCTTGTGGTACTTGCTGCCGGCAACGTGGCGCCCCTGAAAGTGGTGGATGCTGTCCTGCCACTGCTTGCGGTAGTTGTTGTCCATGTAGGTCGTGGACTGGTTGAAAGCGCTCCGGCCAATGCTGAGCCACTTGTCCGCGGCGCGTTTACTACCGTCCTTGGTGGTCGTCGCCATCCTAATCCCCCCGGATGATCGGCAAGTTGATGCCGTCTATTTGTTGAACCAGGCCAGCCCGGTAAATGGGCCCGCGGGGTTGGTGCATTCGCTCGATGACCTCTCCGCCGGCACGCATGACATTGCGCTCGATCTCGTCCTCGTAGCCCAAATCTTTGAGCATGAGCGTGTACCGGTACTCGCGGCCGAGCGTGTAAGTCTGCAAAACCAGGTTGGTGATGTCGACCACGCCGCCCTCACTGTCCACAAACACCATCCAGCCCCAGCCAGGATAATGGCGCTCCAGAATCTCGCTGATCCTTATCGCCATCATCACGTCGCCAGGCTCGATGTCGTGGCTCTCTACCCGCTTGATCTCGGTCACATTTCCTCCCAATCCGGATAGCAAATATCCTCGACCATCCTGGCCTGCCCGCGGTAGTCCAGCCAGGCGTACTCTTCGGGCGTCACCATGGCCTTGAGCGTTTCCGGGAGTCGCTCATAATCCGGATGTACCTGGCCATTAGCTGCCCGAGTAAACGCCGCCGGAGCTGTTATCGTCATTTTTGAATTTCCGATCGTTGGAGAACTCGTAAACGTCCTCTTCGGTTTTGTAGTGGTTGGGGTCTTGCTCCACCACCAGGGTCTCAAAGCTATATTCAGCACTCGATGTCTCGCCCATTAGAAGTCGTCCGCGTATTCCGGCAGCAGCGACTCGGGGTCGTAAACCGCCGGCGGTGATAGGTTTTCCAGATCGTAGATTCGGCTCATGGCGTCCATGAAGTCCTTGCGGGTGGTCGCCGGGAAAAACAGCCACTCGTTCTTGGTGAGGTATTCCACCAGGTCGTAGAGCTCGCCGTTCTCGTTCTTTCGCTTGATGGGTTTCGCTACCAGGTGGGATTTCCCGCGCGATATGGCCTGCTGCTGGGTGGCGGTGACCTCGCCCTTGTGAGGAAAAAACAGGCGCCAGTTCCGGGCGTCGGGCTCCAGGCGCCGGATCCGGTCGTCTTTGGCCTGGGTGGTGGTCTCCCGAGACCAGCTCACCTCCTCGATGGGAAAGTCGCACTTTTCAATCCGCATCATTTCCTGGAAGTGCTCGATGTCGGCCTGCATGCCGTAGCGCTCGTAACCAATCCGAACCACTTGCACCCCTGGCTGCCGAAGCCACTTGAATCTCAAATACTTGAGCATTTGCCAGCGCTCGGTAAGGCTCATCTTGTGGCAGGCGCCGTCCAGGAGGTACTTGTTCCAGTTGGCGTCCAGGCCCATGACGGCCATAGCGGTGTTGGAGCTTTCTTTCTTTTTCGAGTTGGCTGGGTCGACCAGGATGCAGACGTTGATGGTCTCTGGCCTCACCTCGTAGCGGCGCATCATTTCCGGCGTGAACTCCTGGAGGCCGCCGGCGATGGGGTTTTGCAGCTGCTGACAGGCGATGGTGTGGGTGCTCTCGGTGCGCTTCTTCTTTTCCCACGCCTCCTTCGTGAGAAACACCGGCTCGCCGTCCATGGTCCCGTCGTCGGTTGCCGGATACAGTCTGGCCTTGAGGGCCCCGCGCTCGATGATTTCCCCGTAGGTGTCCGCGTAGCTGTACCGGGTGCCCTCGTGCCATTGCCGGCCGATGCGCCCCTCGGTCTCGGTCACGCTCAGGTTTTGGGATAACTCCCAGCGCCGGGTGGTTTTGAGGATCATGTCCGCGGTGCCCACGCTGTCCTCGGTCACCACGTCGTTGTAGATCCTGAGATCGTAGTGCTTGGAGATCGGCTGGCCGTCGACCAAGCCCCAAGCCTCAACACTCTTTTCCTTGGGGTTGCCGCGGCGCTTGACCACGATGCCGGAGTCCAGGGACCAGACGGGCGCCTCTTTGCGCGGTGAGCTCCAGAAGACGTCCGGCCAAAGTCGCGGCAGGTCCGGGTTGGTTTCCATTTCCCCCTTGATCTGGTCCAGGAAAGCCTTGGCGATGGGCCGGGTATGAGAGAAAATGCCGATGGTCTGCTCGGAGTTTCGAATCAGCTCCTGGATGGTGCCGGCGAACGTGATGATCGTCGATTTGTAATGACCGCGGGCCCACAGGTCCAGGTGGTCGTTGGGCGCCGCCTCCACCTCTCGGCAGCGCTCATAAAGCCAGGGATGCAGGGCGTCCGGCCGACGCAGCACCTGAGTCAACAAAAAAAAGCGGTCAGCCTCACCGACTGCCGCCAGTACAAAATCGGGCGCATCGTACTTGTACAAGAGCTCGTACTCGTCCACCACCTCGTCAAACGGCGCCGTGGGTAGCCAGTCGAGTAGTGACTCGAGGTGGCGCTCCCACTCCTGGAGCAAGTCAACCGCGGTGCTTTGCATGTCGCTCCCTTGCCTCTCTGAGTGCCGTTATCTTCGCGGTGACCTCGCTATCGGTCTGGATGGGCCCCCCGTCCTTACCGGTGACCTCCCAGCGCTCGGGTGCGTAGAGCCCTTTGGCCTTGAAAGCCATGTCCAGGCTCCGGCGCTGCAGCTCTGGCTCGTCGGTGTCCACCGCCACCAGGGTTTTAACCTCACCATCCTGAGCGCCGGTCAAAACAATGCGGGCCCCGGGCGGCAGGTCATCCTCGATCACCACGCCAGGAACCATGTAGAACTGGGTTTTTTTGGCTGACAGAAGGTGAAACAGCTTGGCTTTGAGGCGGGCATGGCTGAGACCGTGCTCGTCGATCCACTTTTCGATTTCCTTGTGCCAGTATTCCCGGCACTTGCTGCCCACACTGGAAAAGTGGTTTCGATTCTTGCACTGGTAGCCCGCGGCGATGGCGGATTCGGTGACATGAAAGAACGTGCCGGCGCCCTCGTTGAGAAAAGCGTTAAGCCATTTGCGCTTGTGCAGCTTGTACTTGTCGCTGTTCCCCCTGAGCCTTTTTGGCTGGGCTTTCTTTTTGGGCGCTGCTTTCTTTTTCGCCGGCATCCTTTTTGCCTTTCCCTGGGCCGGAGGGGCGGGCTGACCCCTCCGGCTGGTGAGGGAGAGTTGGGGCCGCAGAAAACGGTCCCCGGATCACGCAAAAAGGGTATCATGGGTTTTTGGCGTTTTTTTAATCGAACGGACTTTGGGGGTACTTTGAGCGTACTTAAACACGATATAGCTATTGACAGGGTTTTTTAGGCGGGCATTTTTGGCAGGTTTTCCCTGGCCAACCGGTCCAGGTCTTGAAGCACCAATTCCTCGGTGGTTACCCATGACGAATTAGGCCCCTCGCCATCCTTCCAGGCAGTGATTTTTCCGGACTTCAACCAGCGCCTGGCCAGGGTCTTGGATATTCGATAGCGGTCAGATATGCACGTCACGCCGTAATACAGCTGATTGCCTTGGATGATCATGTAAAAAAGAGCCCCCTAAATAGTTGTCACAGTTATCAAACATAAAACTAAACAATTTTTCTGATTGTTTGTACCACTCTCCACGTATCCTATCTTTTTCAAAATTTTCATGTATAGACGACTCATCATCTATCGATGCATTCTTGATGACTCCAACCAAAGACAATTTCATAGAACACCCTGTCTGCAAACTTGAAACCCTATGTTGAATACGTGCTGAGTAGCCAATCTTTATGTTTCCAATGGTGTCCTGAACAAAATAAACGCCACGCATCACCTTCAGCTCCCTAATAAGCGCATTGTCGATCTCGTCCAGCATTTTTGGTTTTTTAGGCTCTAAACGATAAATTTCACGCAAAACCTTATCAACCCACCTGTCGTCCAGCTCGCGCCGCATGGTTTCTGCTGCCGAGTTAGCCATAAATTTATACTTAAACCTGCGACTAAATCTGTTGTTGTTTATATTAACGAAAACCCACCACCCATACTTGTCGCCACCTTTTCTCCCCACCCTAACACCCACACGCCCCCCCTCGTTGTTATATTTTCGCTAACCGGTACACCGCCTCATCCCTTCGCCGGCATGCCTGCTGGGCGAGCCTGGTTGCAATGATGATGTCCAGGTGCCGGTTAGCCTGCTCGATGATTTCCTCGGTTGGCAGCTTATAAAAACACGACCCACACACAAAGACCTCAGCCAGCCAGCCCGGCAAACGCCCATCCTCGCGGGAATAGGTCATCACCCGCTGGTCAACGTGCTTGGTTCGATTGCAAATGCGGCAGGTGAATAGCTCCTCCATATCAGCCCACCAGCCCGCGGGCCCGTCGCAGCACATCTTGGCAGCGCTTACACATCTGCCGCTCGCGGTCCTCCATGTGAAACGTCATCCCCACGGCGACGACCAGTCCACCGCTGATCATGCCCACCAGGTAGCTCAGAAAGCACATATCCCAGTTCGTCAGTTGATGCATATTTTCCCCTCCCAGTCCCACACCTTGCTCAGGCCGCAAATATGCCAGACGCAAGCGTCGTCATCGTAGCAGGCGTCCAGCAGCGCCTTCAGCAGGTTGTCGAGATCCGGCTTTTGGGTGTGTGGGCATTTGGCCATGGTCGCCTTTTTCCGTTTTGACCAGCTCTTTGGCATGGGTATGTGGAACTCGATACATGAGCCGCTTCTCGGCAGCTGAACCCGGTGCAGTCTCACCTGGTCCTTGAAAGCGAAATACCGCTTAACCGCCGGCCGCTTTGCCCATTTATCCCGCCTGGTCATCCTGGGTTTCCCGATAGGTGTTATCGGATATTCCATTTGCGATTACCCTTCGCATATTCTGAGTAGGGTTGGGACTGCCCGCCAGTGCCCCACGCCGACGGGCAGCCCCTGGGTGATTTCGGTCGGAGG